CCGGTCGACTCGACTCCCGTGACGAGCGCTACTTCGCTCTCTTCATCTCGCTGTACTCCCGCAAGGCCGACGCACTGATTCGCTCACTTGAGTTGCTGGGGCAAAGGCTGAAGGATAGTATGCTCGCATGATCTGTTCGAAGTGTACAGCAGACAAGCTAGAGAGCGACTTCACTCCTGACAAGCGTATGAAGCGAGGCTTTCACTCCTACTGTAAAGCGTGCGTCTCGGCAGCAGTGCAGAAGTCGCTCAAGAAAAGGCTCGATGAGATGACGCCAGCGCAACTCAGGGCGTGGCAGGACAATAAGAACAAGAAGAACGTCGAGAGTAAGCGACGGCACTACGACGCTGAGAAGCAGAAGGCCTACAGCTTGAAGTATCGCTACGGGCTAACTCTCGAAGACTGGCGGGCGATGTTCGATGCGCAGGATGGAGCTTGCGCTGTGTGCGGCGCTATCGAGGTAATACTGCACGTTGACCATGACCATGCTTGCTGTGATGGACGGAAGACTTGTGGTGAGTGTGTTCGAGCGCTGGTATGTTGGCCTTGTAATCTGATTCTTGGTCTTGCTGATGATAGTCCTGGTCGTCTCCTGGCTGCATCTGCCTATTTGGACTCGATGGTCTCGTAATGAGGCCCGGAGTCAACACACAGCTAGAGGAAGCCGCTGACGCCCTCCTGAAGGCCTCGCTCGAAGGAGTCTTCTCACACAAGGAGAAGTCGGACATCCTCACGCCGTGGAAAGACTACGATCGGCACCGTCGTGAGATCTACCCTGCCGAGCAACCAGAGCGCCATCTTCGACTGGGAATGATCCGGCGAGTGGCTAACCGTGGTCGACCCGATCTCAACTCTCGTGACGGCGAAGCTTCCTTCGCTCGGCACCGTACCGCATCGAGCAATGTGTGGGCGTGGGACGCCGCAGAGACGGCACGTCGTGGAACGATCACCCTCGAAGAGTTCAAGCGACGGGAGGGGGTGAAACAAGAAGATCCTCCAAGACTGGCAGAACCCAGTGGAGACCTGCTATACTGTATTGGTGCAGAGCGAGGTCACACAGTGCTAGACGTGCAGATATTGCGTGAACTGTTTCGGCAGCTTCAGCAGTGGTACTCCATCTACGAGAGTGACCAAGTGGATGTCATCACTGGTCCCAACGGGGAACAGTATTGTCTGTGGGACGTTGAGTATCTGTACAACCAACTGTGGCGTCTACCCAAGCGACAGCGGGAAGCCATCGAGTTGTACCTCGTGCAGAACATGCGAGAGGCAGACGCAGCCGTAGCCATGGGCGTGTCGGCAACGAACCCCATCGGCATCTACGCAACAGTCGGGTTGCAAAAGCTAGTTGATATGATCGACCGTGGCGATTTGTCCCGCTTCGGCAAGGAGCCAGATGCCAAGTAAGGTTCGATCCGCTCCAACGAGGGTAGCCACAGCAAAAGTCTGTACGTTCTGCAAGATCAAGCAGGAGCCAGACGCCTTTCCGCCTGACCGGACCAGGACCGATTGGAAGTCTTCATGGTGTCGGACGTGTCAGCGAGCGAAGTCTAGAGAGAGTCGTCTGAAACTGCGCACTTCGGTCTTGGCGATATTCGGGAATGTCTGTGGCAACTGCGGATTCGATGATGTGCGAGCACTTCAGGTGCACCACATCCATGGTGGAGGGCATCAGCATCGTAAGTCACTACACGGCAACCAGGCAGCGATTGCTAGAGACATCATGGAATCTCCTCAAGACTATGAGCTTCTCTGCGCCAACTGCCACGCCATCAAGACGGAAGAAGAACGATGAGCAGGATGCACTTCGGGCGACACATCGCCCTCGAAGAGGCAGCCGACGCTCTCATCAAGAAGTCCTTGGAGGGTGTGTTCTCTCACTCTGCCAAGTCGGATATATTGACGCCCTGGAAGGATGCAGACCGTCACCGCCGTGAGGTCTACACTGCCGTGGGCTTCCCCGACGCATCAGTGCGTAGTGGCATGTTCCATCGAGTCGCCAACTCCGCCCGCCCTGACCTGAACAGCCGAGACGGGATCGCTCGTGCCAACCGAGGATCTTCGAGCCTGGCCTCTCACGTCGAGGAGAACTCTTACTACCCGGAGTCCTGATGTCTGACATGGACGCAGTAGACCAGGCGCCGGAGCCTGCAACGATCGCCATCGAGCGCAACATCACCGGGATCACCTTCGCCAAGACGGTACCTCAGTGCCATGTGTGTCGCACCGGGCCGGACGTTCGAGCCTTCATCGAGGAGCAGTTCACTATCGGGCGCTCCGCCAAGGACATCATCGATCTCCTCCGCACCGAGGAAGCTGACCCACTCGGTCTCTCGGTCCTCTCGATCGAGCGCCACCACCTGCGAGGACACTGCACGACGCCGCAAGCTCTGCGCCTTCTCCCGAAGTGGCAGAAGGCGGCGAACGAGGGCCTAGAGCCTCACAACTTCGAGCAGGCCACCCGAGCCTCCGTCACCATCATCTCACTGCTCATGGAGCAGATCATGGAGGAGGTGCTGTCCGGCACCATCACCATGGACATGAAGGACCGTCTCGCTGTCATCAAGATGATGCACGAGTACGAGGCGACCAGCGGTGAGAAGACCGACTTCGGCGCCAACGAGATCTACGTTGCCATCAGTGTCTTCATGGCGCACGTGCAAGCTGTCTTCGCTCGGTTCTGCCCGATGGACCAGACCGAGGCGATGGAATACTTCCGCCGTCTGCTCGACGCAGACCCGATCATCAAGACTCTCATCGAGCAGTCCCGAGAGTACGAGGGCGCCATCGACTACGACGACTTCGACCTAGAGGACGAGGGTGAAGAGGGCGAGGATGTGGTCGACGCCGTGCTCGTTACTGAGGTAGTTGACGAGGTAGTCGAGATCGGGTATAGTAGCCCGGCTGGCGAGGAGGAGTACGTTGATCCTTCCGCCGAGTGGGACCCACTACCCGACACATAGGAGAGACCATGTTCATCAAGTCACTACCCGAACTTACCATCACCGATCTGATCGAGCGAGAGGCCCCGACCACTCGTGACTTCACCGTACCCACGGACTCGATCGAGGTCGCCATCAACAACCAGCCCGACGACGCCATCCGCATCGGTGACGAAGAGATCCCGGCGACCGGCGAGGGCCTCGTTGCTCTCGGCAGTTGGGTGAATGTCCCGGCGAAGCTCGTCGGTTCCCTCGATGCCGACCTGCTGTCCCACCTCCTGAACGGTCTGCTGTCCCGCAAGGACGATGACGTGCAGGTGTCGCTGACTGACGACGGCTTGCAGGATCTCTACAACCCTGGCGCCAAGAGGATCGACCCGGCGCAGGTGTTGGAGATCGCAGCCCGTGTCGTTTCCCCTGACGCACAGGTGGTCGAGTGGCGCCACACCAACAAGGGCTACGGCTTCGAGGTCATCACCCGCCCGACCGTGGTCGAGGAGGCCGAGCTTGCCGTCAGCGACATCTCGCACGGCGGTCTCCGCTTCGGTCACGACTGGAAGGCTGGCTACCTCCCGTGGGTGCAGCCGTACATCTATCGGCTCGTGTGCACCAACGGCATGGAGATCCCCGATCAGACCCTCGCCATCTCGTCGGAGGGGAACACCCTCGAAGAGGTCATCGCCTCCCTCGAAGAGAAGGCCGAGATCGCCTTCGGTCGTGTGCAGTCCGACATCGACGCCTTCTATGAGCTTCGTACTCACCCGGTCGACCAGCCGGAGCGTGTGCTGGTCCGCATGGGGCAGGAGCAGGGCATCGGTGACCGTCGTCTCCGCACGATCTTGGAGTCGCTGCCGGAGTACATGGACGAGGCTGGACGGGTCAGCCAGTTCGACCTGGTGAACATCATCACCAACGAGGCCAACCGTGAGAGCCTCGACCAGAGCTTCAACGCACGTCGGTCGCTTCAGCGGGCCGGAGGCAGCATCGCCTTCGAGCACCGCACTCGCTGCCACGTGTGCTCATCCGCATTGCTCTCATAGCCTCCTCAGAGGGGCTGTGAGCGCCTGAAACGCTCCCGAGGTGGGAATGTCTACCTCGGGAGCGTGTCGGGTCCTACATCGCTACAGAAGGAAGACCGTCATGTCAGTCGAAGACGACACCAAGTACCCCCTCATCGATCTCTACGACCATGAGATCCTTGCCTTGGAGAGCGTGCTGGCCAAGCTGTCCGACAAGCAGCGCACCGCTCAGAACCTAGAGGGCTTCCGCAAGGAGATCGTGGAGCGCTGTGCCGAGGTCGGCATTGTCGTCTACGCCAAGGTCTTCGAGACGAACCAGGAGGGGGTCTTCGCCTTCGAGGTCGAGATCCGTGGCCGCACCGAGGCCGTCAACTGGGACCCGGATCAGCAGGTGCACGAGGTCACGAATGACATTCTCGATCTACTGCCGAACGAGGAGAAGGGCCAGACCATCAAGACGAAGGCGATGCGACCCGGACAGGCGCCAGGTCACCATCACTGATGAAGGGATACAGCCCGTTCGAGGCTGGTCTAGGGAAGTCCCTAGACATCCCCGACATCATCACATTCGTATGCCACCCGCAGTACCTCAACCGACCTGACCTGTACCCACGTCAGGCCACGATCCTCAAGGCCATGTTCCTTCAGGACGAACTCTTCACGCAGTACGACTACGACGTGATCGGTGAGTGGTCCGAGGGGTTCTCGATGCCGGAGCACCCCGGCTCGGACGGCAACATGAGGTACCAAGGTACGTGGGGCTGCCAGCCCGACCTCCTTGAGCGCATCAAGATGAACAAGGCCGAGGGACGCAAGTGGTTCCGTGAGAACGTGCTCGTCATCGGACGACGAGGCGGCAAGGGCTACCTGGGTGGACTGGCGGGCGCCTATGTGCTATGGCACTTCCTGTCCCCGGAGGACCCTCAGGCGGAGTGGGCCATCGACCGAGACAAGCGCCTCGCCGCCATCGTCTTCGCCGGTAAGCTGAGCCAGGCTCGTGACGAGCAGTGGAAGGACTTGACTCAGGTCATCCTCGGTGCCCCGTGCTTCTCCAAGTTCATCTCCCGCCCGCAGGCGCAGAAGCTCACTGTCTACTCGCAGCACGACATGATCCGTGCAGCCGAGCGAGAGTCCCGAGGTATCAAGTCCGACATCGACATGGCGTCCTTCGAGATCTTCCCGAAGGAGTCGACCCTGATGGCTGGTCGAGGCCCGGCATCGTTCATGCTGTACTTCGATGAGATGGCCCACGTCGACACCTCCTCCGGCGCCAACGCTTCAGCCGAGGCCGTGTACTCGTCGGCCACTCCGTCTCTCGACCAGTTCGGAGAGTACGGCTTCATCTTCGAGGGGTCGTCACCGTGGCAGATGTCCGGGCAGTTCTACCAGAACTGGCAGAACTCACTTGAGGTCCACCGGGACTCACACATCCCGACCTACCCCGAGATGTTCATGGTGCAGCTATCCTCCTGGGACCCGTACAAGGACTGGGAGAAGGCCCACAAGATCCGAATGCGTCGTAAGAACCCCATGCCCTTCAAGAAGAAGAAGAAGGCCATGCAGGAGTACGACGCCAACATGCAGAAGCTCGAACAGGCCAACCCGGAGACCTTCGCCGTCGAGCGTCGATGCCTAGACCCCGAGACCCGTGTTCTATGTGCCGACTTGGTGTGGCGCCCTATCAAAAACCTCGTGGTGGGTGATGAGATTATTGCTCTCGATGAGTACGCCGAGCAACGTCGGCAACGCAAGATGCGGACAGCAACCGTTCTAAACAAGTGGTCTAATCAAGACATCGCTTATCGAGTGACCTTCACTGACGGAACGCATGTAACGTGTTCGGGCAACCATCGTTGGCTCTCTGCTCCTATGAGTAGTCCATCGAGTTTCTATTGGAGGTCGCTGATTGCCGACCCCCACACCCCCGGACCTCGAAGGAGTATCAAGCCTGGAGACACTATTAGATTCTTGGCCGATCCGTGGGAAGAAGATAGATCGTGGGAGGCTGGATATCTTGCTGGTGTCTATGATGGAGAAGGAACGGCTATAGGATACCCTCGCAGGGAGTTCAGGGTCAGTTTCGTTCAGAACCCTGGTGAGGTATTGGACGCCACTCTCCAATACCTTAAGGCGCTAGGGTTTGATGTGACCCACATTCCCGGTGATCGTAGGGCTGAAGTACACGTCATCACTGGACTATCCAATGTACTCAGATTCGTTGGGCAGTTGGGTGCTCATAAACTACGTCGTCAAGCCATCCCTGGTATGTGGGAGGGGCGTGCGATGGGTCGTCTCGATGGCAGGTCTAGCGCCAAGACGATTGCTACTATTGAGCAGTTGCCTGAGCAAGAGTTGATTGATATCGAAACGTCTACCGGTACTTTCGTAGCGGAAGGGTTGATATCACACAACTCTCGCTGGGCTGCCGCCATGAACGCCTACCTCAACCCGAACCGCATCGCAGACATGTTCGGTGAGTACGAGGGCGAGCGCCTACAGCAACAGCAGCGTGGTCGGTTCACCACCCTGTACGTCGCACACGGCGACCCCTCCAACGTGGGCGACAACTTCGGCCTCGCCATCGCTCACACGACCGAGCCGGACGAGAACGGCTTCAAGCACGTCATCTTCGACCGGCTCCACTTCTGGCGTCCCGGTGACTTCGTAGAGAACGACTTGCAGATCGACTACATCGAGATCGAGAAGTATTTCAAGGAGGAAGTGCTCGACGCCTTCGTGCCGACCCTTCTGACCTTCGACCAGTTCGGCGGTCCGATGATGATCCAGCACTTGCGCAAGTACGTGGCTGAGAAGAAGTGGCCCCGTCGAATCGACATCGCAGAGCAGACCGCTACCAAGCCGCTCAACTGGAAGATGGCGGAGGCCTTCAAGGCTGCGCTGAACATGCACCTCCTGCACGGCCCGTGGCACGAGCAGGCCGAGCTAGAGTTGACCTTCCTTCAGGACATGGGCAACCAGCGAGTCGACCACCCGTCGTCCGGCCCGGTCCAGAGCAAGGACGTGGCCGACGCCATGATGAACGTCGTCTACAACCTCATCGGTGAGCAGATGTCTGCGTTCCTCGGTGCCGAGTTCTCCGGCTTCTCGATCACTGGTGCGATGCAGGGTGGTATGCGCCCCTTCCCCGCCATGGACGGAGAGAACACCGGGAACGATGTCTTCGACGCCTTCGGTGCCTTCAACCGAATGCAGGGCGAGCGCCTGTCGACACAGGGCATGACGGGCCGCTCCATCAACCGCAATCCGTCCGGCCAAACTTGGTCGCCAAGTTCTCCGTTTAGGCGTGGACGTTGATGGTGGAGTCTGCTAGGGTCTCGCCATGAAGACGTGCTCGGTATGCGGCAACAGCTTGTCAGTCGATGAGTTCTACAAGAACCCACGTTCCCAAGACGGGTTGAGATACGACTGCAAGACGTGCGTCAGGACAGCCGAGGCTCAACATCGTGAAGAGCATCGTGAAGTCATCAACGCAGCCCGACGAGCGAGGTACGCTAGTAACCCCGTGCGAGATAGGACACGTAGTAATGCGTGGAAGAGGAAGCACCCTGACGCAAGTCGGGAAGATAACCATCGGCGTCGTGCAGCTTTACACGGTGGCATCGTGGAGAAGTTCCTCGACACCGAGATCTTCGAGAGGGACGACTACATCTGCCAACTCTGCTTTGAGCCGATCGATCCGTTCCTTAGATGGCCAGATCCCCTTGCAGCATCTCTCGACCACATCACACCCATCAGCAAGGGTGGCAACCACACCCGAGACAATGCGCAGGCCTCCCATCTGCGGTGCAACTTGGTGAAGGGTGATCGAGTATGAACGACTCAAGAGCGGTCATCATCAAGATCACTGATGAAGAGATGGATGACTGTGTGCGTTGCACGGTCTCGATGACCTCTGATACTGACGAGACGTGGGTAGTCTGTAACGTCTATGAGGATTGTTGTATCATCCCCGTCTGCAAGCGATGTTTTGGCGTGGGACGTAGGTGGGACCGGCTGGACAGATACCACGAAGACTGCTATGATCTGGCGGGCCAACCGTATGGCCCACCGCAAGCTCCGCAGAAGAAGACGACCAAGGCGAAGCCGGTGAGAGAGATCGAGGACTGGGAGCTTGAGTGACCGCTGAAGTGCAGTACCGCACACGCTATGAGGATGGGCAGGACTTCATCTTCGACCGTGCGTGGGAACACGTATGGGACTTTCCGAACCCGCACGTCGTCAGCTTCTCCGTCGAGACGATGACCCCCTTCGGTGAGATCGAGTTCACCTACGACCTGGTGACCATCGCTGAGTACCACGACCTCAACTCGAAGTTCTCATCGGCGCTCTTCGAGTACAAGACCCCGAAGTCGCACACCACCGCCAAGATCGTCCCGCCGACGTACATCGCCTACCGGCAGAGCTTGTCGGGCACCAAGCGCATCTGGCTCCGCATCATCTCCGGCGACAAGGAGACGGTCGCTGACATCCAGAAGATCATCCTCACCACCGTCAAGCCGATCAAGGCGGAGGAGGAGACGGTCAAGGTCAAGTTCTGGCACTGGGGTGGCACCCGCCCGGACTACAACGTGCGCCACCTCGACGCCCCGACGTGGGACGAGATCCGTGGCAACTACTCTCCGAAGGTCGTGGACAGCCTCGACGCCCTCGTGACCATCAGGCCCGAGGACATCACGGGCGGGCGCCTGGCCATCCTCCACGGGCCTCCTGGCACCGGCAAGACTACGGCCATCCGTGCGCTCTGTCGGGAGTGGAAGAAGTGGTGCAACATCGACTACATCGTGGACCCCGAGTCCTTCTTCGGCAACGCCATGTACATGACCGAGTGCCTCATGTCGACCGCCGACTCTATCGACCCCTACGACGAGGACGACGAGGACGACGATGCCATCGAGGCTCTGCTGAAGACCGCACACGAGGCGACCGGTCGGTCCTTCTCACTACCTAGGTATGTCTCTTCCCCGCCGAAGACGGACGGCACTCCGTCGTGGCGCCTGCTCATCATCGAGGACGCAGAGGAGTTCATGAACCCCGACGCCAAGGCTCATGTGGGGCAGGCGCTCAGCCGTCTGCTCAACGTGGGAGACGGCTTCATCGGGCAGGGCCTCAACATCCTGATCCTCTTGACGACCAACACGAAGATGGCCGACGTGCACCCCGCCATCAAGCGGGCTGGCCGCACCTTCGCCAACATCGAGGTCCCCTCCCTCTCGAAGGAGGAAGCGGCCAAGTGGCTCGGCGTCCCGGTGGCGGAAGACCTGACCCTCGCTGAACTCTACGAGAAGAAGAACGACACGATGATCGGTGACGGCATCGAACAGTTTGAGCCGACAGGATACCTCTGATGCCCCCACACACCGTCGAAGACATCAACGGCTACTACGACCTCGTGCTCGTGGGTCTCGTCGGCTCGAAGGCCTACGGTCTCGACCACGCTGGCTCGGACGAGGACTACCTAGGTGTCTTCCAGCTAGATACCGCCACCCTCCTGGGACTGGGCAAGCCGCACGAGACGGTGACGAACACCCATCTCGACCACCCCGGCTTGCCCGACTACACGTACCAGGAGCTAGGCAAGTTCGTCAAGCTGGCGCTGCAAGGCAACCCGACGATCCTCGAACTCCTCTGGCTCGACCAGTACGTCACGCAGAACGAGACGGGCACCACCCTCCTCGGGATGCGAGAGGCCTTCCTGTCCGAGCGTGTGCGGGACTCCTTCGGCGGCTACGCCCGTCAGCAGCTAGAGCGCATGAGGCGCACGCAGAAGACGAACGACCGTGGCGAGAAGTACGTCCGGCACATGTTCCGTTTGCTACAGGAGGGACAGCACCTCATCGAGACCGGCGAGCTACAGGTACGAGTCGATGACCCCGAGGAGTTGTTCGCTCTCGGTCGGCTCCCCTTCGAGGATGTGCTCGACATCTTCGACCGCAGGGACGCACACTTCAGGAAAACCAAGTCAGTGTTGCCCCCGGAGCCGGAGTATGATAGGGTAGAGCAGTTCCTCGTGGAGACCCGTTTGAAGCTTCTCCCCTTCCCGGTCGAAGCGCAGGAACAGATCGAGAACCTCAAGGAAGCACTTCGTATCGTTCGGCGCCAGGTGGGCATCCCTGGCAGTGGTTTCGCCGGGATCGAAGACCGCATCGCACAACGACTTGGAGAGTAGATGCCCTACATCGAGCAGGACCGCAGACCCGACCTCGACCCCCTGTGCGTGGTAGCTGAGACCTCTGGCGAACTCAACTTCCAACTCACCACGGCGTGTATCGAGTACGTGGTGGCCAACGGCCTGAGCTACCAGACCATCAACGATGTGGTCGGTGCGCTCACTGGTGCTCGTGTCGAGTTCTACCGACGTGTCGCCGTCCCCTACGAGGACCGCAAGATCGCCGCCAATGGCGACGTGTACGGTCCCATCTTCGATGCCTTCTACGCTGCCAACGGCGCTCTATTGGCACCTAATGAGAGTACACCTCAGACAGGAGCCACCGATGCCGGGACAAGTGCGCAAACAGAAGCCTCAGCAGGAGACAGCCGTCGAGGAGGCTGCGACTCCCACTGCCGATGCAGAGAAGGTCGATAGCGACAAGCTGAAGCAGGATCTTGATGACCTGCTAGATGAGATCGAGGGCGTGCTCGAAGAGAACGCTCAAGAGTTCGTCGCCAACTACATCCAAAAAGGCGGGGAATGACAACGCAGTATCCGGCCATCAACAGAACCCTTGGAGGGAAGACACATGGCTAGCAAGAAGAGCAAGTACATCACCGAAGATCGCAAGAAGCGCAAGGCCCGTGTGCTCTACTGGGACATCGAGACCTCTCCGGTTCTCGCTCGTACATGGGGCGCCTACGAGCAGAACATCCTGTGGGTCGAGGAGCCGTGGCATCTCCTGACCTTCGCCTACGCATGGGACGACGGACCCGTGCAGGTGCTAGCTCTGCCGGACTACGAGTTGTACGACTCCGACCAGCACGATGACTTCGCACTCGTTGCTGCTGCCTACGAACTCTTCGAGCAGGCCGACATCGTTGTGGCTCACAACGGCGTAGCCTTCGACACGAAGAAGATCAAGGCCCGCTTCATCTTCCACGGCTTCACGCCGTCATCTCCGATCGTGGAGATCGACACGCTGCGTCTCGCCCGCCAGCAGTTCGCCTTCACGGCCAACCGGCTGAATGACCTGTGTCTGTACCTCGGTATCGGCAAGAAGGTCAACACGGGCGGCATCGACCTCTGGTATGACATCGAGGTCGATCAGGACCCGAAGGCGTGGGCCAAGATGAAGAAGTACAACAAGCAGGACGTGGTGCTGCTGCGTGAACTCTTCTACAAGCTCCGCCCGTGGAGCAACCGTCTGCCGAACATGGCGACGATGACCGACGAGCCGGGCGCTTGCCCGATCTGCGGCGACACCGAGAAGGGTCTCGTCGTGCGAGGCCACCGTCAGACCGCCGTCATGGTGTACACGCAGGTTCGCTGCAACGCCTGCGGTGGATACAGCCGAGTGCGTCAGGCATTCAAGACCAAGACCGAGCACGTCAACCTGTAAGGAGAGGACATGTCGAGGACAACCGAGAGAGACACCATGGAGTGCATCGTCACTCCGATCACCAAGCGACTCGTTCGCCCGCACCAGGACCCCATTGTCTACGTGGCCGGACCGATGCGGGGGATCGATGACTTCAACTTCCCCGCCTTCGATGAGGCTCGGGACTACGTTGTCGGGTTGGAGAAGTTCAACTGCATCTCCCCCGCCGACGTGGATCGGGAGGAGCAGCTAGACCTCCCCGACGTGAACGACGTGCCGGAGAACGTCTTCCAGTTGTGCATGAGGCGTGACTTGGAGATCGTGGCCAACGCCCACGCCATCTTCCTCCTCAAGGGGTGGGAGGCCAGCGCAGGCGCCAACAACGAACTCTTCGTGGCGAACGTCTGCGGCGTCGAGGTGTGGGTCGCTCAGTACGACGGTCGTGGCCGTCTCGAAGGTCACGTGGTCGCAGAGGAGCCGGTCATCCCTCCGCTCGTCGGCGCCCCCGTCCCTCAGCCGGAGACCCGCTCGGTGCTCGAAGAGGCCGATGGCCTCATCTTCGGCCCCCGCCAGGACATGTACGGTCACCCTTATACTGACTTCTCTCGCACGGGGAAAATGTGGGGAGCCATCCTCGGCACTGATCCTGTTGCTCCTGAACTTGTCGGTCTCTGTATGGTAGCCGTCAAGATCAGTAGGCAAGTGAATAGACCGAAGCGTGACAACATCGTGGACATGGCAGGCTACTCTGGATGTGTGGATCGAGTTCAGCAGTACAAGGAGGATCATGGAATCGACTGATCTGGCGTGGCTTGCGGGGCTACTTGAGGGTGAAGGATGTTTCGGCATCTTCATGAAGACCTCAACGACTGGCGAGCCGTACCCAACTTTCCGCATCACTTTGAAAATGTGCGATGAGGATGTTGTCAGTCGTGCCCATCACATTACGGGTCTCGGGAGGGTGACTGGGCCATTCATTCCTGGTAACCCGAAGTGGTCGCCTGTCTGGACTTGGCAGGTCAACAAGCGGGATGACGTGTTTGCCTTGTGTAAAGCTCTCGAACCGTGGATGGGAGAACGCCGTACTGCCAAGCTTCACGAGATCTACGATGCCTATGCGGCGACAGGTCGACCGCAGTGGCGTCACGGTACTCGGCAAGGATACGAAGTCCATAAGTGCAAGTGTGATCTGTGCACAGCAAGTAACACACTACGCCACAAGAATCTTCGGGAGGCTGCATGAGTTGGCTCACGGAGAAGTGGCACTCGGTCCGCACCGCTGGATCATGGCGTGGGCTGAGTGCCTCTGACTTCTGGAACGAGTACGATGCGTGCATCGCCACGACCGAGCAGGGCCGTGGCGGGAGAGGAAACAGTTTTGAGGTATGGACTTATGGAACCCTCATCGCTACTCGACCGACTCTTGAGGAGGCTCAGGGAATGGTCGAAGAGACGTATGGCCCTCTCCGTTGGGAGACGGTGAAGCCGAAGGACGTAGCTGTAGTTCACAACTACTTCGGACCGACGACGGAGTTTACCGATCCCGTGACGCTTCACGTCATACGAAAGCTGCCGAGACTTTGAGATTGCTAATCGTCGGAGACTTGCACGCTGACGTACAGTCCATGAGGAATGTCTTTGCGCACGCCTGCCGTGTCGAGGCCGAACAAATCATCCAAGTGGGCGACTTTGGGTATGGCTTCGATCGTAAGCAGTACAAGGGTGGCGACAGCTTACTCGAATGTGTCTTCGTCCGGCATGTCGAGAAGATGGTGGAGAAGACGGGCATCCCCCTCTACTGGCTTCCGGGCAACCACGAGAACTATGACCTCCTCGGCTACGCCATCGAGGGGGAGGGCACGGCGCTGGCCGCTCCCATCACACTTCAGGACGATGGCACCTACGAGTGCCGTCCCGGCGTCTTCTATATCCCGAGGGGGACCGTGCTCGAACGGGGCGAGAAGAGCATCCTCGTCTGCGGTGGCGCCGCCTCTGTCGACAAGGCCCGACGCCAGCCCTTCATCTCGTGGTGGCCGCAGGAACTCATCACCGACGAAGACGTTCAGAAGTGCGCCGACGCCGGTCGGGTCGACATCCTCTTGACTCATGATCTACCACTCGAAGTCACGGTGATTGATCGACATCTAGACCCCTACTGGGGTCAGGAGGCTAGCGACAACACCTACATGAACCGGGTCAAGGTCTCGGAGATCCTGAAGAACTGTGGAGCGACGTTGCATCTGCACGGCCACTTGCATCATGGATATACTGAACGGGTACGCATCAACAACCAGATGGTGAAGGTCATCGGTCTCGACCAGGGAACAGCGCCGATGTATGACTCAACGCACCTCTTGAACGTCTGATGTGTGAATCTCGGCACCCCGAGATATTGGCCGAGTGTCGACTTGATGGCCCTCACCCGGATCACCTCTCAGGCTACGGTAAGGCCACAACCACCTGGCCGAATCCCGATTTCAGACCCCTTGTGCAGCGCATTCCACGCAATAAGCTGGTCGAACTGGCTCAGCGGACCCGAGAGTTCAACGCCTCTTCTTAGATGCACTAATCTTGGCTCTCGTGGCAGCAGTGTGGGGTCTTCCCTTGTTCCAAGGAACCTGACCCTTCCGAGCCGTACTCATCTTGGCTTTGGCTTCAGCAGTATGAGGCCGACCTACATGAGGAATCTGCTGTTGAGCTTTGCTTACCTTCGCTCTAGCCTCAGGACTATGAGTCTTGCCCTTCATGCCAGATCCCCAACTCCCCGGACGCTTTCCGTTGAGGGTCTGGCGAGAGTCGTTGGCGAGATACCAGTCATACCAGCGCTGCTCAGCCTCGATGGGGTCTCCGTTATCCTGTTCTAGGATAGTGGATGAGAATGCCTCCCACCCAAGTTCTTGGATCTTGGCTTTGAGAATCGGAGCATGACCTTGACCTGAAGCGTGCAGCTTGAACCGATTACGAGCACCAATCGTGGTTGACCCGACATACCAGTACCCCGGTGCTGTGAGGAGGTAGATCTCGTAGTGCACGTACATACAGAGATTATACCATCGCCCTGTCATACCCCGCCAGTGTCCCAACTAAGGGGTGATGATGAGGTACCGCCCGCAAAGGACTTGCTCACTATGATCTCCGGCTTCGAAATAGTCTCTACGAAGACTGCCACTCCTCGCAAGTGCGTTCACTGCCACCAGCCGATTGTACGAGACAAGGATAATGGTGGTCTAGGATTCACATACCACCACAAGGAAACGAACCAGCAATGGGGGCCAGAGCCTTCCATCCTGGGTGACGACTCTCACTACGCAGAGCCGCATGATGGCTACTCTGCCGAGGAAATGCATAGCCGCACCGCCGCCCTGACCTTGACCGCCAAGGAGGTCGGCTACTACGTCGTCTCCCGCAACGGTGTCCCGATCTCCGGCCCCTACGCCACCCGCAGCGATGCAGCCCCGAACATGATCGAGCAGCGTGGCGCCGCCGTCATGTTCATCGGCCCCGGCAACAGCGCCGAGTGGGACTCCCTCAAGGCCAAGACCTTCCCGGTTGGCTCGAACACCGTCAACGGTTCTAAGCAGGATCGGGACTGGGATGACGATGAGGACCCATGGGCAGGCGAGCAACACACCGCATCATCTTACGGTCAGCCCCAACCCGCAGCCAATCGTGCACATAAGTTCGTAGAAGACCCAAGATGGGGCGATGAGTCTAGCTGCGTTAGGTGTGGGCAGCCGAAGGGTGATGTATCTCACACCGACCGTGCACAGGCCACTACCGCTGGTTCGATGCAGGAGCGCTACATCGATGGCCAGCGCCTTGCTAGCCTCCGCCACACCGCAGAGGACCAGGCGTACTGCCGTGGCTGCGGACTCTTCGGCGCCCCGACGCACGGTAGCCTCTGCTGGCAGTGCAAGGAGAAGCGCTCGAATGGCCAGCCGATCGAGTGGCGCCGCACCGACAAGCCGAAGCCCCGCAACCACAAGGCCTCCCTCGAAGCCCTAGCATGGGGACCCGACCAGCACAACCCCGAGGTCGGTCTCGACTTCCACGAGTTCCCTGAGGACCCGGAGTACATCGACCCGCACAGCGAGGACGAGATCTACGACGACGATGACGAAGAAGAGTGGGATGTTCCGCAGCGCTGGGAAGCTGCCCGTCGCCACAAGTTCGTTGAGGACAAGAACTGGGGCGACGAGAGTAGCTGCATGACGTGCGGCAAGCCGAAGGGTGACAACAGTCACACCGATCGTGCACAGGCCACCAGCTTGCTCGAAGAGCGCTACGCTACCGTCCGTCGACTGAGCAGCCTCCGCCACTTCGCTGAGGATGAGGACGAACTCGGCTACGAGAAGCAGCCGAAGGGCCTCGGAGATCAGGTCGACACTGGCATGGCTCCGTCGTCCGAGATCCAAGACCCGAACCCGCTAGCCGGTCAGGACTTGGAGCGTGTACCCCGCAACCTCGCAGAGGCCGCTCGCATGTACGCTGCCTGGGATTGCGAGACCGGAGGTCCGTGCAACTGGACTCCTGGTCGAGGATCATGCCCGCTCTGTGGGCAGTACCCGGAAGACAACCCCGACTACCCGCAGGACACTCCCCATGACCAACTCGATGACCCGTGGAACGGTCAAGAGAATCCTCTCGGAAGAGGTTGGGGCGACCCGCCCCTCGGATACTAGAATGGACTCTATGAGACATTGCGGTCAAGGACACGAGATGAAGCGGGGCAAGAATCGCTGGATCTGTCCACCTTGTCTAGCTGAGGCTCGGGATCGCCATCGTACCTTGAATCCTGGTCAGGATGCGGAGCAGCAGAAGGCTCGGTACTGGGAGAATCACGACGCAACCCTGGCAAGCATCCGAGATTACCGACGTAAGGGACGAGGACACGTGAACGATGTCGCTCGGGCTTGGGCCAGGGCGAATAGTGCACATATCATGGAACTGCGTCGTCAGCGCCATGAAGCAGATGAAGCCAAGACATATAGGATCGCCCAAAGAGTTTGGGAGAACCGCAGGCGAGCGTTGGAAGTCAGCGCCGCAGGCGAATGTAGTAAGGAACAGTGGAAGGCACGAGTTGAGTTCTACGGAGGCCAATGTTGGTTGCAGCTTGAGGGTTGTACTGGCGAGGCCGATACGATGGATCACGTCATCCCGCTCTCACGGGGCGGTTCTAACTGGCCATCTAACCTACGACCAGCGTGTAAGTACTGCAACAGTTCTAAAAAAGACAAGTCCCCATGGGATCTACTAACAAAGGTAGCAGCATGAGTAATCATACCGAGGCCGAGCTTCTAGAGGCTATGGCACATGCCACATTGCCGGAACAGCGTCGGATCTCAGCCGAGCTAGATGACTTGCGGGCTATTGCAGCTTTCAACAAGGTAGCCGATGCGGAGAATGATCTGGCGAATGCGATCATTGAAGATCATCTCACTCCTGTGCTCGTACATGGGTTCCACTCGACTGCTACCGACTGGCTGGACGAGCAGGTTCCCGACTACACCACCGCCGACCTCCACACGATCGGTACCACCATGCGAGCCGAGGCTTCCGTGTGGTTCTCGTCCGTCCCCGAGGGCGTCAAGGCCAACAAGTCCGAGCTTCGTGAGCAGGCCCGAGGGATCGCTCGTCGCCTCGGTAGCCAGTACGGACAGGTCGCCAACCAGGCTGCCGACATCTTCTTGGAGTACGTGAGCCGCCTCGTCGTGGCTGACGGTACCGACATCGCTGGCGACTCTTCCGCAGCCGGTCCGACCGGTCGAGAGGGTGGCGAGGACTGGTCCGCTGGTGCGCCGACCCTCCCCGTCGCTGACGGCTCGACCGCTCCCGAGGATGACGCCGAGGGCCTCAACGCCCCTGACCCGTCTGTCTCTGGCCCGGCGCCGGACTCTCCGTCCGACTCTGCTCCCACGCCGACCCGATCGCTCCCCGAGGAAGACACCCACAACAACCCCGGCGATGCCGCAGCTACCGGCGAGATCCCGCCTGCGACCGCCTTCCTCTCTGCTCAGCAGCGTGCCAATCTTCAGTACCTCGGTACTGAGGAAGGCCAGGACTTCCCGGTCCCCGGCGAGCGAGATCCCGAGCAGGACGGCGAGGCTGCCTCGTCACTCCCTGTCGGCGTGAACGTCACCGACGCACCCGACAGCTTCCCGAGCTTCATGCCCGACACGCCAGCCGCACCCGCTCCGTCCACTCGTGCACCGAACGTGCAGGGGTCTCGTCGCACTGCTGGGGATGATGAGAAGAGTCGTCCATTCTACTACGATGAGGATGACAAGAAGGTGTTCTACGAGGATGGAGATGACAACCCTGAGCGTAAGCCGGGAGAACCTACCCTTTCCTCTCGACGCCAAGGTATCGCAACCGGCCCCAACCCTCAGGGTTCCTACATCTACGCTGACCGTGACCCGTGGGCGCAGCCGGATGAGCACGAGCGTTGGCCCGAGCCAGGCGAGGGATACCCGCCGACGACCTCTGGTGACAGCCAGAAGCCGAAGCACAAGCGTTGGCCGGAGCCGGGCGAGGACTACCCGCCCACCACTTCCGGTGACAGCCAGAAGCACGACTCACGTCGCCACGAGAGCGTCTCGACTGGCCCCAACCCTCAGGGTTCCTTCGTCTACGACCCGATTCAGGTCGAGGCCAAGGGCTACGAAGAGGGCTTCGCCTACGCACTGACGTGGAGTCCCGGCAAGCCCGTCCCGGCTGCCCTGACCTCGGCTGCAACCATCGGCAACAAGTACAACGCCGAGTACGTCACCGGCTACAAGGCTGGCGTCGGAGAAGGAATCGCTACTCTTTCCTCCGACTTCCAAGCAGCGTTCGCTTCTGCGCACAAGCAGCAGGTGCTCTCGACTCGTCACGAGTCCGTGAAGCGAGAGGCTCATCCCTTCAAGGCAGGCACAGGCGTCTGCACGGAGAAGGGTGTCGAGGGCGAAGGCGTCGAGCCGCATTGCTACTGGTGCAACGAGCACTGGAACCACCCGAACCACAAGGCCAGCGAGGTCGAGAAGAACCGCAAGATGTGGGCCAGCAAGACTGCTGACGCCAACACCCGCCAGTTCGATAAGCTCGATCAGGAAGTCGCCTTCCCGTTCACGTGGAGCACCGACTCCTCTGGTGGCGGTAAGGGCGCAGCCGACGTGGCCAACGTCCCGACGCCTGGGAGCCAGGTAGCCAACTACCCGCAGCCCGGTAGCGGTTCGCAGGAGCCTGCTGTCGGGACCGAGGTAACGGCCACTGAGCCTGTACTCGACACTGAGGAGGACGTTCCTCAGGTCGTCGCCAATGCGAGAAGGCTAGCGGCTGCCCAACGTGCCGTTGCGAGCCGCCTGGGTTTTAGACGACGAACGGCTGAGTACGAAGACAACGATGGTCTTCGTCCCGTCATCGACATCTATGATGAGGCTCTCTACGAGGCCCTATATCGTGGTCTGCCGATGGAAGAGGCTGAGCGCTTCGCTGAGCAGGTGGTCAACCGCACTGCTTCGAAGACGGCTGAGCAGTTCATCATCAAGGACTGGATGGGCAAGACCCTCTTCGATGGTCAGGAGTTCCCTTCGTTCGAAGACGGATGGGACCATATCTACACCACCGATCCTCAGACCGATGACGATGAGCACTACTACGACGACTACTACGTCGAGCCAAAGACTGCATCACGTACCGCTGGCGAGTACGGTGACACCCGTCCTCACCAGGAAGACTGGCGCAAGGAGCTAACTGTACTCCGAGCAGAGACTCAGGACTGCCGCCACTGCAAGTCTGCACAGACTCGCACCGGTAACCCGGAAGCCATCTGCGGTCCGCACCGTGACAAGATCAACTTGCGTTATCGCACCCACCCTGCCAGCGAAACCTACTGGGCCTCGTAATGACAACCACCACATCCATCGTCGTCAACGGCTCACTCGTGCCGGTGAACAACCAGCTTGCCTTCACCGCCACTCCGCTGGCAGCTAACGGAGACTTCACGTCTGGTGTCTTCACCAACGACAACATCGGCGGCATCTCCGTCCGGGTCGACTCCGACCATAGCGGATCGCTGGCGCTCGAAGCCTCCGACGATGGCGTCATGTGGGACACGGTAAGCACCACCGCTGTCACTGGCGGAACTGTGGCGGAAGTCACCCTAGCTCCCTACGGAGGAGTCATGCGCTTCGTCTACACCAACGGTGGAACGATCCAAACGTCCTTCCGCTTCAGTGCCTACAGCACGGCAGTAAGGGCAGACGTATAATGAATCTCTGGACCACCGCATCGGAAGCGACCGAAGAGGTCAACCACCGCAAGCTCACTGCCACCCTCCGCATTGAGTCCGTGCAGTATTGGCCGTTCCTAGCCGAGGCCGAGTCGTCAGCGGACTTCGAGAACCGCATGGCGCTCGTGTCCCCGGATCTCGATAGCATCGTCCGACGCTGCACCAAGGACGCCGCTACCTTCATCACCGCCCGAGCCGAGCTTGAGGAGTCCTTCAAGAAGGACTTCGAAGTCCTCGCCTCCGAGCGCTACACCACCGATAGTCGTGGCGTCCGATACGTCGGTAAGGGCCGCTCCGCCCCGAAGTCCTTCAAGGCCCCCGTTACCTGTGGTAGCTGTGGTCGCACGTGGGACGATGGTCATGTCACTGGGGTTACTCCGGCGCCATCTGCTCGCTGCCCGTTCGAGCACATGCGTGGTCATTCCTCTTCGAAGACCGCCGCCGAGAAGTGCACCGTATGCGGCAAGCCCGCCACCAAGTACGTCGGTGGACAGGAGGGCTACAGCGCCTCCGGTCACCACGTCTGCGATGCTCATGCTGACCACTTCTCCAAGAGTGCCGAGTACCACTACGTGAAGCCCGCTGGTGGCGGCAAGTACAAGATCGTCCAGAAGGGCACCGGCAAGACGCTCTCGGTTCATGACTCCAAGGAGCAGGCCGAGTCTGCCTTCCGTGCTATGGAGACTCACATGCACGGAGCTAGGGACACCTCCTACAACCGTGATGTCGAGTGTCACTACTGTGGTGAGAAGCTGACCAAGGGTCCCGGCGCCCACGGCTCGAACGGCTGGACCGACAAGGGCGGCTCGAAGAACTGCTCCGGTGGTCATGACCCGCACGTCCCGTGGCTCGATGAGGGTTCGCCCTCTCGCAGCGAGTCATCCCGCAAGGTCGCCTTCCCCGGTGACGAGTGCTTCAGTTGCGGCTACCGTGGCGGCGAGGGTGGACACGACTGGGACTACTCGACAGGCGGAGCCAAGTGCCCGTCGTGCGGTTCGTATGAAGTCCACGACGCATCTCTAGGCCACCCTAACCCCGACTACACGAAGGCCTCGAAGACCGCCACCCCGGCCAAGTTCTGCGGCGCCTCGTGCAGGTCGAACTTCCATAGCGCTACGAGCGGTGGCCTGCTCGATCCCCACAGCGGACCTCAGAAGAACGCCAAGGGCAACTGCGGCTACTGTGGCCGACCGATGCACCACAGCGCCTCTGTCACCGCTTCCGAGGGTCTGACCGATGACGACCTCCGTGAGTTGGCTGCCAAGGGCAACTGGATCAACTACTTCTGCGACGAGTGCGGCAAGCAGCACGAGAAGAACAAGCACCACAAGCACCACGGTTCTGCCGACTACACCGGCTGGACTCCGCAGAATGGCTCGGATGCCAACGGCTACGGCAAGGACGGCGTGTGGGTCGGCAAGGTCTTCGAGAACAACTACGGTGACGGCAAGGACTGGCTCGTCCACTTCAAGGACGGCGGCGCCATCGACACGCAGGCCTTCGCCACCGAGGACGAAGCCCTCAGCTTCGCTCAGAGTCACTTCGTGACCGCCTCGAAGAAGACGTACTGCCCCTGTGGAAGTTGCGGTAAGCCCTGCGAAGTAGTGGGTAAGATCGCATCTCGCTATGAGTGTGACGAATGCCGAGGACGCTAACACATGCCAACAGATCCCGCAGCAGCTACAGCAGCACCGACCGGTAACTCTGCACCTCAGGGTCAGACCGATACGAGTGCTGCGACGGCTCAGCCAGATGAACAGATGCTCAACTCTTCCGCCCCTTCGGGAGGCTCCGTGACCCCCGCCGCACCCGAGATGCCCACAACGTCATCCTACGCAGTAGCGTGCCTCGACTGCGGCCAGGACTACACCTTCGGTCGAGTGACGGCCAACATGCGCTGCTTCTGCGGCTCGGACAACCTCACCTACGAGGCTGCTGAGGAGCAGACCGGAGCCGAAGGCTACGTCGCCATACATTACCCGAAGGGCCTCCTCGGTCTCGTCGGGCCGGAGGGTCAGGGCTACCACTACTCACTCGCTCGTCAGGACGAAGGCATCCTCTACACCGCAGGGTGGGCGCCCGACGAGGACTCCGCCAAGAAGATCGTGGAGACGCTCGCCCCGGCCTACGCCGGAGCTACTCGTACTGCCACCCTCCTCGGTACCTGGGTAGCCGCTGACTTCCCGCCCAAGAAGGACGACAAGGACAAGAAGAAGGACGACGACGACAAGGGCGGCAACGAGACGCACCCGCCGTCCGGTGACTCTGGCGGCGAAGAGGCTCCCGCAGCCCCCGCTGAGGCCCCCGGAGAGGCCCCTCAGGCTGCTCCTACGGCCCCCGGAGAGGTTCAGGTGGACCCTAACGCTCCTCCGGCCCCAGGAGCCGTACCGGGCGAGGTTGTAGATCCGCTCCTTCAGGTCATGGACACGGCACAGCAGCAGGTTGACGCCGCCGTCGATCAGGCCAACCAGCTTGGCCATGATGCCAAGGAAGTTGCCTACGACGTGGATCAGTTGTTCTCGAACTGGCGCTGCCAGAACTGCCAGATCGAGGGCGAGGCGAACATCTCGGATGACGGTCAGGTAGACCTTCAGGGTGACCTCTTCGACAACCAGCCGTGCGCAGCCCCCGCAGCCCCCGAGCAGGACCCCAACCAGCAGGTCCCGCAACAGAACCAGCAGAACCAGCTTCCGCAGGGCGCACCGGCCACCAACGACCAGATCCCCGCCACTCAGCAGAACCTCCCGAGCCAGACCGCCAGCCGCACGTGCAAGAAGTGCCACGGCAGCGGCAAGGTGCAGTCCGGTAACGACCGAGGCGAGAAGTGCCTCTCGTGCAACGGTCAGGGCCACACCTCGACCGGCGAGTCTCTCGACAAGAGGGCCAGCGACTTCGATGGTGACGACGCCGACCAGCGCAACGTGCTCGACCAGCAGGAGGGGACCAACCCCAACCTGGCGAAGGAAGAGCGACTGACCGCTATGGTCGAGCAGATCCTCGATACGAACCCCGGCATGAATGCTCAAGCCGCCCGACGAGTGGCCGAGACTACCCTCGCCAAGTTCCCGTCGCTGGCCTCGTAATGAGTTCCCGAATCCCCGAGGGAGAGCAGGTAGCATACGTCGGGGAACCGGGCGGCAGCGGCATCAACATCGATGACCGAGGCCGAGTAATCCAAGCTGCTGGCGATGGCAGCCATGTCCAGTGGTCCACAGGACCAGCTAAGGGACAGATAACACTAGAGGCTAACAACGATCTCGTCAGCATTCGCTCCCGTGGGGGCAATGATGATACACTTGACGGGCCGCTCGTCACGATCGCCGTGCGAGATGTCTTCGACCGTGAAGGGACGACTGGCCTCCTGAACGCCCTGAACCATGACGGTCACCTAGCGTTCTTCGAACCGTTGGCCGTCGAGGCAGTAGAGATGATCCGAGACAACATCCGCACAGATGCAAGCTTCCGACCAATCCTGGCGCAGCTAAGCGCCGTCGAAGCTCAAGAACTCGTCGCTCTCGCCACTTCGACCCTACTGCGTGACGCTTTCGGAAGAAGCTAGATATGGCCAGGCAGTGCGATGGATGTGGACGCAAGATGACCCCGTTCGTTCCTCGCAAGAAGAACGGCTCTGGCGACATGCTCTGCGAGGGATGCAGCAATGGACGAGAGGGTAGGCCCTTGACTCGCTCAGCCGATGTTAACGACGAGTACGTCCAGTCTGTGAAGGACATGACGGATACTGAGTTCGATGAGTTCATGCGCTCCCTCAAGGGCTACGGCGTCGAGCAGGGTCGCATCGATAACATGTACGAGACCCGACGCACAAGTCAGTTGATCCGGGCGCAGGCCCATCAGACTCCCGACGCTTCTGGCTACCTCGTGAAGGTGGCCCATGGCAACATGGATGGCGTCACCGTCTTCCATTGCCCCTTCTGCGGTTCGGGTCAGGTCGTCAACTCCGGTACCGCCATCGAGTGCGGCTTCTGCCACAGCGCCTTCACGGTGCTCGTGCAGCCGCAGTTCCCGATGATGCCGCAGACGGTCGACGGTCAGCCCTACACACCGGGTCAAGCTCCTGGCGCTGCACCCACCGACCCAGGACCCGCTCCTGGTGTCACGGAGACTCCCGAGGAAGAGGACGGCTCCTTCGGTGGCGATCAACTATCCGAGAAGCTCCCTGACGACTCATCGGATGACGCTGCTGGTGGAGACGACAGCGGCAACCCGTTCGCCAAGAAGGACGATAGCGACAAGCCCCCGGCTCCGAAGGAGTCAGCGGTCCATGCTGCATACATCACTGAGGAGGGTATAGTGCTAACCGAGAGTGCCTACATGGCCCATCTTGCCATCAAGTTCAGCCCCCGCAGGACCGAGACTCTCGCTGAGGTCAAGCAGCTTCACGGACGGGCATAGCCGATGCCGGAACTGTGGACGCCCTCAGGCTCCCGCCAGGTGCAGGCCGACGCCGATGTCTTCGGCGCCCTCGCTGACGCCACCGGACATCAGGACTACCACGCCCTAGCGAAGACTGCTCTCGCCAAGGGCAAGCAGGGCGCTGTCGATACGTCGGATGTCGTCGCTGAGATGCGAGCCAACCGCCGCATCACCAAGAACGCCTCTGGTGGCGTCAACAGCGGACAGGGCATGGGTGGAGTAGGCCAGTTCTCGTTCGCTACCGCACGCCCTCGTGACCCGCTCTTCTACTGGCGCCAGAACAACCTCCCCTACGACGTAGCGAAGGACGAGGAGCTAGAGAAGATCCGTGCGTTCTGCAATACACCAGATGCCCCGGTGTGGATGGCTGATTACTCGTTCAAGCCGATGGGTCAGATTGTTGAAGGGGATGAGGTCATCGGCTGGGAGTATCGCACGGGACCACAGGGCGAGGTACGTAAGGTACTTGTCCGCACCCCCGTTCTAGCTATTCAACGTCGGATCGCCCCCGAGATTGTCAAGGTGACCTTCGAGTCTGGTGAGGTTATCCATTGCACACCGGACCACCTATGGGCCAATCCACATTACTCCCCTAACCAAACTACCGGCTGGAAGCAGCCGGAATATCGGACGGCTGAGGTTGGACGAGAACTTGTTCGGATGGTTACCCCCACTCCCGAGTTGAGTTCCGAAAAGGAGTTGATAGTGGCCGCATGGCTGGGGGGCGTTTATGACGGTGAGGGATGTGGAGAAGGGATTGCTCAAAGCCAGAGTCATAATCCTGGGGTATGTCAACGGATCGCTGACTCACTGGACTTCCTGGGGATTCCATATACGCAGACTCCCGAGTCATTTTGGTTGCGGGTGCCTGGTCGTCGTCAAGGGGCCGCACAAGACCTAGTGGACTTCTTGAACTGGACCAATCCGACAAGGCGGGTGACTGCGGCGATTGACAAGAGGTTGCTGGCTACACCGAATGGTGGACGAGAGAAGATCGTCAGTATCGAATCAGAAGGCTCCGGCGAAGTAGTTTCGATACAGACGGGAACTGGTAACTACACCGCTTGGGGTATTGCTTCCAAGAACTGCCGTCTGCTCTACATCACACACCCCGTCATCGCCTCGGCCATCGACATCTTCTCGAAGTACCCGCTCATCGGGATGGAGATGACCGGCAAGGACGACGAACTCAACGACTTCTACGGCGACCTCTTCTTCGACCAGCTTGACTACGAGGAGTTCCTACTCGACGTGGGTCGAGAGTATTGGACCGTGGGCGAGGCATGGCCGCTCGGCACCTTCAACGACACGCTCGGCGTGTGGGAGTCCGACGAACTCATCAACCCGGACGACGTTGAGGTCATTCGCTCACCGTTCCTCAAGGAGCCTCGCTTCAAGATGAAGCTCCCCGAGACGATCCGCAAGATCATCTTGGAGCGTGAGCCGAAGTGGGAGTACGAAGCCCTCATGAGGGTGTACCCCGAGCTTGCTCACTTCAGCCGTGAGGAGTCGAAGATGGATGTCTCCGGCGTCCTCCTCAAGCAGTTGAAGTTCAAGGCCGACAGCTTCCACCCCCGAGGCATCCCGATCCTGATGCGTGGCTTCCGTGCCGTCATTCAGGAAGAGATGCTCAACGCCGCCCAGGATGCCATCGCTGAGCGCCTCTACACCCCGATGATCGTGGCCAAGCTCGGTGCCTCCGCATCCGACCTCGGTACCACGCAGCCGTGGGTCCCGAACCAGGGCGACCTCGAAGCGTTCGAGGCATCGCTCGACGCCGCCCTCGCTGGCGACTTCCGAGTCCTGATCCACCACTTCGCCCTCGACATCTCGCAGGTGTTCGGCAAGGAGGCCATGCCGGACTTCAGCCCGGACTTCGACCGCCTCACCGACCGTCAGCTTCAGGTGTTCGGTCTGTCCCGCACGATGCTCAACGGCGCTGGCTCCGGTGAGACCTACGCCGCCGACGCCCTCAACCGAGACATCGTGACGCAGTTGCTCTCGACCTACCAGCGTAAGATCCAGCGCTTCTGGAAGAGCCGGGCCATGGTCGTGGCCGAGGCCCAGGAGCACTACGACTACGAAGAGCGCAACGGCATCAAGTACCCGATCATGGAAGAGATCCTCGAAGTCAACGAGGAGACCGGCGAAGAGCGCATCGTGGAGCGACCGAAGCTCCTCATCCCCGACCTCACCTTCAAGACCATGAGCCTGGCCGACGAGGACAGCAACCAGCAGTTCATGGAAACCGTCCGTGCCTCTGGTGTGCCGATCTCGATGAAGACCCGACTGGTCAACGTCGACATCGATCTGGACGAGGAAGTCGAGAAGGTCAAGGAAGAGCAGATCGAGCTTGCTGTCGCCGCACAGGAGACCCGCAAGGAGACCTACCTTGCCCTCCTCGCCGCTGGTCTGCCGATCCCCGACGACCTCAAGGAAGACTTCCAGCCGGTCGCTCAGACTCAGGGTCCCGTCGATGCTGCCGGTCAGCCGGAAGGTCCGCAGGTGCTCCCGGCCCTCGGACTGGACGAGCCTGCCCCGACCGACGCTCTGGCCCCGACCGACGAGGACATCGCCGCAGCCGAGGACGCAGAGGCCGATGAGGGTGAGGACCCCAACTCCTTCGGTGGTGACTCCCTCTCGGGCAAGATGCCTCCGGGTGATGACGATCAGACTGATGACGCTAGCGGCAGCACTATCCCTCTTCCCCGCAACCAGCACGCTTCTCGACCGCCCGAGAGCGACGAGCAGCGAGGCAAGATGCCCAAGGGTTCTAGCCTCTCGACGGGTCCTCGCCACGTCGGCGCCCGCAAGTTCCGCACCCTCGACCGAACTCAACCCCTGGCAGATCAGCTACGTGCGCCTGTCTGGCCCCATGAAAATGCAACTAAGGAACGTAATGAGACGACAGACTAGCTACCGACGCCTTGATGCAGAGCTTCCCGCCTTCGGGACCCTCGCTACCACCCGTAGCGGTGAGGTGGGCGAGGTCATCGCTCATGAGGACGGACAGGCCCGCCTTCAGTTCGCCGGACACGTCCAAGGTCTCTACGCCCCGGACGAGATCACCTGGCAGCACGTTGGCGCACAGACCGAGGGCAAGTGGCAGACCGAGGGGTCCGAGCTTCACCTCGCTGACCGTGACTACCCTGAGCTAGCCGACATCCTCACCAAGCCCGCTCCCGCCATCGTGCAGGAGGGCAACGAGTGGGGCCGCACCGCCTCGAAGACAGCCAAGTATAGCTGTGACAACCCGAACTGCAAGGACACGGGACCGCTGAACCCTGAGCCGGGTGGTGGCAACACGATCGGACGTTGCCCCTCGTGCAACTCTCGGTGCTGGGCCGGATCTGCTAGCAGCGGTCAGCGCCCCATCAAGACAGCCAAGACCGCAGCCTCGCACTACCACTGTGGCAAGTGCCAGGAGACGCTGACCCGAGGCTCGAAGGAGCAGTTCGACAGCCCGACGTGCCCGAAGGGTGGCAAGCACACCTGGGAGGAAGGTGTCGGCGTCGACCCCAACCAGGGCAGCTTCAGTCTAGCCGCCTCGAAGACCGCCTCCGATGAGGTCGACGTGTTCGGCTACCCCTTCTCACGTGAGCAGGCTCAGAAGCTCCACGACTACCTCGACGGTCTCCCGAAGAACAAGATCGACTTCCGTCCGATGGACGACCTACTCAACGAGTCGAGTGCGTACACCGCTGACGGCTGGGGCATCAGCGACTACAACGATGACTGGAACGACGCTACCCGCTCACGTGGTGGTGGCTCCGGCTACACCGAGACGGTCTACGATCCTTTCAACGCCTTCACGCCGAAGGCTGG